TCATTAAATGCGGATTTCAGAAGTTGAGAAAGATGGATATATATAAAAGAAAAATAAAACTGATATAAAGATAGAAATTCTAAAATATTGAGATAATCTAATTTTGAACCTCTTTGTAAAACGCTCTATATTCAATTTTTTCTTTGCCATCAATATAATTATATTTAGAAATCAATACAGCTCAAAATACAACGAGGTTGTAATTCACTAATAATCAGTATTATAGAGAAGTCTCATAATTTTAGAAATTTTATTAAAAATATAATCGCTAATATACTTATAAATAGTATGTTTTAAAAATCATAAAATATAAAAGAAATATAATGATGATATAAAATAAAAAAAATACCTCCATTACGGAGGCATAATGTCTACAGGAGTTTTGAGGGAGGATTGTATGATATTATTTTCTTTTGATTTCGTTCCAAGAATCAATTAATTGCTTATTCCATCGTTCGATATTTGCTTTTTCTTCAGGAGTTTGGAGTATTTGAAATATTTCCTGATTAACTTCTTCCATCTTTTCTTGTGTATCAATCTTGATTACTTGCGGATAATGATAAAAATATATTCCGTTCTTTTTAATTTCTACAGTTATATCATATTTTTTTAGAAATTCATTTATTTTGTTTTTTGTTTCTAAAATAGTTTGAGAAATCGCTATAACAGGTTTTTTAAATCATCTTCTATCTTTTTGAGAGCTGTTTCCATTTCTTGAGTCGCTTGTGTAATGGAAGGCTTATCAGGATTCTTTTTTAAAATGTATACTGCCGTCTCTCCAAACTTGTATCCGAGATTGTTCTCGATTTGATTAGCTTGCTCTTTATTTTTTAGTTTGTTGTTGAAAATATCTAACAGCCATCCAATTATCCATTCTGGTTTCAAGATTTGAATTAATATTGTCACTGCCAAAGTAATTATAACTGCCAAAGTTTCACTCATGCTCAATCACCTCTTTTAAATTTTCTTTTGCCCATGCATACCACCACATTACGTCTTCATTGTATTGCATCTTCTCAAACGGAAGCAATTCTGTTATTCTTTGATTATCTTGGTTTCCTTCATCAAGCCATTTCAAAATATATCCATAGCCCCAATTGTAGCACATGAGAGCAAATAACAAAGCCATTCCATTTTCATAGTCTTGGCTTAGAAAATACTGATACCAGCGAGTTAAATAAAGAGCTCCGATACGAATATTTAGCAGTGGATATTTCATATCTTCTTTTGAAAATCGCATTCCAAAGTAAGAATTCACTTCTTGACGAGCTATATCCGTTATTTGCATAAGTCCAATAGCTCCCGACTTCGATTCAGCGTCAATTATACGATTGCTTTCTGTTTCTACAATTGCATATAACAAATATGGATCTAATCCCGTCTCTTTGCCTGCTTCAATACAATACTCGAAGCAAGTTTTTCTATCAAGCTTTTCCATACTATTCACCTCCAAGTAAAGTTATTATCAGTGTTATCAATGTTATTATATTTGCTGAAATTAATCCAATAACAAACTTTCCAAATTTCTTATTCAGCGTGTCCCCAATAATTTTATCCATGAGTTCATCGTTTTGTTTTATCGTTTTTATTACACGCTCATCAATATAGCCGTTTTTTATTAAAGAAGTTAGCTCGTTTAGCTTGCTTTCAAATTTATCCACGTTCGTTCTTAGACTGTCAATATTTTCTTTCTGTTTAGCAACTTCAATACGTAGTTTATTCAATATTTCATTGCTATCTTCCATGTATTCACCTCGCTAATAACCGATAATTGTGTAATTTACCTCGATTGGATGCCCAAACTGACGGTCCGCATTCAATATCGCTATTCTTTGTGCCTCAGCTGATGTAACTGGATCACCTGGTGAAACTTGAGAACTACTATATAAGATCTCATTATTATCAAGCATTAATTCTCCTTCTAATAATTCAGTTACTGAACCTGTCTTTCTAACCCTCACTTTTAAGTCATAATTATTAATAGTTTGGAATGCACTTATATGTTCGAAATTTAATACAGCCCTAATTCTACTTCCAGCCAAGAATGATAGTGAAACTTTTATACCTTTTTCGCCTTGAATTGTTTCTATAGTATACCAATCAGACCAAACATCAAGTGGAACCGTAGGGATAGTAATAAGAGGCCCAGAAGAACTTGCCCACACCGCATTTGTGATATAATTGGCTTGAATTGTAAAACCATTATTTGGATTATTTGAATCTTTTGTATATGTTAATAGGGCTATAGGGGAATTCAAATAAGTCAAATAGTTTATGGGATTTGTGTGTAATGTTAAAATAACATTATAATTAGTTAAATGTAAATCTCTAATATTTATATAAACTCCTTCGGATCCATAAATAGATACCATCCCGGTTTTTACCACAACAGGAATATTATAATCCGTCCCGTAAATCCCACGTATAAGCCCCTGCGTACCATCAAGTTTGTAATTTCTATTAGCGTCGCCAGCTTGAATATATTGACCAGCACTTATTGTAAAATTCGATGTTAGTTTGTCGGCTGTTATAGTTCCTGCTGCTATTTTATCAGCCGTTATCGTTCCAGTCTGTATAAAATCTCCGTGAATAAGTGTAAATCCCTTGTCAATCGCAGGCATAGCCACTTTTCCAGCAACGAATCTAACAACTCCGAGTGGATAGTATGTATAGCCTCCAATCTCGCCTTTTTCCATCGTTTCACTAAAAGATATAATATTTCCATTATTTAGATTTTCTGTATCGTTTTTGTCAATTCTTATCGACATAAAATAATCTTTTGTTGTAGTTTCTATTTTATTGCCACTTGCAACTTTGTAAGAAACATCTTCAAAAACTTCTTGGAATCTGAACTCTGTCCAATCTATTCTTTCCAGTGTTGGAACTATCTCTAATCCATGAACTTGATAATTTCTATCTTCTGAACCGATTCTTACATATTCATTTTCATTTCCATAAAATTGCTTTTGCACTAAAAGCTCGTGACGCTCTAAAGCTGTTCTCGCAGTTTGAACTGAGCCGTTTAAAAGCAAAGCTTCTTCTCTAATTTTCTTTTGTTGTTCTGAAAGTTTTACATACATTTCGTCTATTATTGAGTTTACAGGCATTCTTTCAAACGTATTTGAAAACGTTATTTTATTATACATTCCAAGCTTTAAATCGTATTCAAAGTCAAGCACTCTAACAACTGTATCAATCGCTTGGCTTTTATCGATTAATCTAACTGCATCTCCAATGTTTACACTTAAATTTATTTGCTGTCTGTCTTGTTCACTAAAATAAGCAAAGTTAATTGAATACGTTATTTTAGCTTCTTTATGTTGTTCTAAATAGTTATTTGCTTCAGTAATTAACTGATTCTTAGCTTCATCATATTGAGTTTGTGTTATATAGCCCATAAGAATATATGAGCCGTTAGTAAAATCAATGTTGTAAATATCTTTATTTGTCAATTGCGGATAATAAACTATTCTTGTTGAAGTACACGAATCGTATTTTATTCTAACTTCTTGAACTTGCTCAAAGCCCTTAGTCATAAACAAAGTGCATTGATTTGCTTCAAGTATAGATAAATCAATTGTTTTGTCAATATCAATGTAATTATAGTTTTCTTCATCTATTGATATTTGCCCCCAAGAAACTACATTTCCGTTCAAGTTATGCAACTTTACATCGAACTCTTTTATTTGCTCTATAACTCCATACTGCCCGATAACACTCGAGTCTATATATAGTTGCGGATTATCTTCAATCTTTTTGTTGATAAAATCATAGTTTACAGGTCTCAGCTCGTTGTAATAATAATTTTCAAGAACATCTAAATTGTCACTTTTGCCTTTTGGATACAATCTTGTTATTATATTTGACGTATCAATCTCTTTTGTGATTGCGTTTGTATTGCCACCAGCTTGAATAAATTGCTGTGGAATATCCAGTCCCACTCGAGTTTTGATATAAATGTTGCGATCATTGAATTCATGCTCAGCTCCAAAAGCTTCAAGAAACTTTGTAAGAGCCGATAAAACATTATCACTGCTATAATCAACTGCTTTTAAATTGTCTTTCAAGCTTGCATCTAAGTTATCAATCAGATTAAATCCAAAGCCAGTCAAATAGCTCTCCAAAGCCGTTTTATTTGCCTCATATCCAATTATTGCAAATTGGTCAGCCCCGTCCGTTTCTCTCAAAAAAAGCTTTTTTGATAAATCATAAATTCTATGATATGCTTTGTAACTATCTTTTTCTTTGACAATATTGAAAGTGAAATCAGTATCGTTTATCTTAGTTTTCAAAACATCGTTTTGCTGAATGTTTTGTTGCGTTTTAAATGTCAAGAAAAATACTCCAGAGAGCGAACGTGTTAGCTTGATTTCAGATGGAGCTAATTTCTCAATGAATTCATTGTTTCGATATATGAAAAAATCCATGAAATCATCCCTTTACATATTTTTTTCTACCTTTGATTTCAAGTGTCAAGTTTGGAGATATTTCAATATTGTTATTTCCTTCATAAATATGCAAATCTCCGAGATAAGGCAAATTAATAGTTTCAGGAATTGTTAATTGATACAATACAATATACGAGCCATCAGGAATTTCTTTCTCTTCAATGTTAGTTCCAGAAATCACTGAAACGTATACTTTGTTAGTTGCTGTATCGATTAGAATACATTTGTTCTTTCCACTTTTGGCTGTTGGAGAGAAAGTAGTTGCTTTTGTTACACTTTCTTTTTCCCATCTTTTTATTTTTTGTAATTTCCCGTTCTCAGTTGTTAATTCATCAGCAACTCCAAAAAGATTTATTAAATAGTTATCAATTGTTATTTGTTCTGTGATTATATCAGATATATTTTTGATTGTTATATTACTTGTTACTTGATTTGTTAATCCAGCCGTTTTGAAATTCTCAGTTGAAATATACGATAAAAGTTCGTTTTTAGCTTGCTCGTTGAGCAAACTTCCATATTTATATCTAAAATAAGCAGGCAAAACAATAGAGTTTATGAGATTTACTTTGATCTGATTTGTATCAAGTGTATAATTCAAATAATCTCCAAACTGTTCTTTAGCAATGAATAACTGCATAGTTTACCTCCTTTCGGATATATACTCTCCGTTAATTTGGATAATGTAATCACTATAATTTTCAGGATTGAGAAAAATATCATCGAAATTATTTTTTACAAAATTCAAATCAGCATCTTTTAATAAAATCTCATCATAAAAATAAGTTGTATAAGTTGCTTCTTCTTCAATGATTTCTTTTTCTTCAATATTTTTTCTTATCCAAATGTAGTCTCCATATCGCTCAATTGTTTCTGGTTTAATTATACTATTTGCTTTCACCTTTTTCATCTCCTTTTTTAATTTCTTTGTTTGTTATCCAAATTTCTTGTTCAAAGTGAACAGTCCAGCTAGCAAGCCATTATTCCAATTCGTGCTCGAATGAGCGACTTACTTTTTCTCCCCTTGTTTTTAATTCACTTTCAAAAAACTCATTGAGATTTGCAAATACCGTCAAATCTCAATATAAGAAGCAAGGCGAGAGCCGACATACCGACGCGAATCAGAAGGAGTACCAGTCAGACTAAGAGCAAACAGCCCAGCTCGCAAACCATCTAGCCACTTCGCGCCCGAACGAGCGATTTTTGTGCCTGTATTCACCCAAGTAGAATCTGTTAAATAAGTTGATGATGAGCCATTGAAAGAATATTCAGGAATCAGCCCCCATGGAATTCTTTTATCGGTTGACTTTATATATCCATAAGTATGATCAGTAACATCTTCTCTTGGATAAAATTCTTTCATAGCCGATGGATTTGCGTTATTGTTCTCTTCATCAAAATGTAATCCATCTGCTGTTTTTATAAAGCCATCAAGAAATTCCCAAACGTTGCCCCATAAATTCTCCATCCATAAGAATCTGAATGGATGTGTTGCAATTTCCCCTGATTGAAAAGTAGCGCCATTCTCGAGAGTAGTCAATTCTACCTGCCCATCTGAGTTCGAACCAAGTGATAGAGTATGCCCAGTATTTTGCGAATGATTTGCAGTTCCACTTTCTAGATTTGTAATTCCAACACTCAAAGTTGATTGAGAGTTTAAATTTCCATATTTCAGAGCAAATAATAATCCGAGTAGTCCATAATCATAGCCATTTTTCAACCCGTACGTAATTCCAGTAGCCGGAGTTCTATTTTTTGCAGCTGTTCTAAATTCATCAATTGTTTTCTCTGTTGTTGGTTGCACAAATGGAATTGAACGCAAGCGATCATCCACGTCAATGGATGCTTCAAAAGCTCCCAATCTTCTTTTGCAAACTTTGCCATTGTGGATAAAAGCAGGATGGAGTTCATAGCCAATTTTGTAGTCCCAACTTAGCCACGTTTTCCACGTATTGCCTTCTAACGCAGTTTTGTAATAAATTGGTGGAATTTCTACTTTGTAATCTACAACATCGTTATCAGCGCTTGTTATCGTTGAAGTATCTGAATATTCTCCAACTTTTGCACCTGTAATCTTGTCTACACTAATAAACTTTATTCTACTGAAATCAAACATTTTGCACCTCCAAATTTGTATTCATATTTTCAGTTTCCCAAATAAAATAGCCTTCCAAAGCTCCATGAGTGACGACGCTCAAACTTGTTGCAGGATTTTCAGTTAAATCTTCAGTTACTTCCATCAGAGTTGTACTTGGATTTGTATACTCCCAAGCAAAGCCAGTTCCTACTCCATCGATATACAATAGCCATTCAAATCCTTCACCTCCAAAGCCATCATAATTATTTATTATAAAATCTGTTTTTGCTACATATGGAGTATCAATAATTATAAATCCATTGCTATCAATCAGTTTCCATTCATCGTTTGTATTAGCACTCGTAATAGCTATGGAGCTAATATCTTCAGACATGAATGGAGTTATTAGCGGATACGATACATCGCTTTCAATTACTTTCGTATTTAAAACAGCTCCATCCAGTGCCCAATCCTCGCCGTAAAAATACGGATCGTGAGCTATGAAGTTTAGAGTAATTTTCTGTGCCGATGCTTTAAAAGTCGCTCCAGAGAATACGCTTGAAATAAACGGAGTAGTTCCACGTTTCACAAATATAGACTTACTTGTGTCAGGAAAAAATAGCTCTTTTGGAGTTTTAGCTGTTGCTGTACTGATTAACTCCGATAACTTTGTTGAATTGTTCATGCACACAGAATAATCTTTTAGCCAAGCTTCTGCATTTGTGAAAGTTATATCAAAAGTTCCTTCGATTTCCAATTTTGTATCGGATACTATTTTAGCGATTTTATAAACTTCGCCATTTATTTTTAAATCGTTCCCAATTCTTAAATCTGTGAATTTCGTTCCAGTTCCAGTTAATTCATAGCTTCCACTTGTAGCCGATACTGTGCCAGCTATCTTTGTATCTTCTCCAAAGACAAATCCTTCAACTGTTATATTTCTTGAAGTCAAACGCTCGCTAAGAGAAATAGCTCCGTTCATTCCGTCAATTTCAAGAATTTTCTCATCATACTCAGCACTTCTATCATCAGATGTTACATAAAAGTTCAAAGTATGCAAATCAATTCCATCAAATACAAGTCCCGACATATTGTCACCTCACTTTTTATGCACCTTGGGCCTGTTTTATTTCTTCGATTGTAAGTCCAACGGATTCTTGGATACTTACTCTTATAATCCCATTTTTCAATACATTTGCAGTTTCATATGTATTTCTTTCAATGTTTTGCAAATGAATAAGAAACGTTGTAAGATAGTCTATCATGCGATTTGCTGTTTCTTCTGTTATCGTTCTCGAGATTTCTGCAGCTCCTGAATATTCTCCTTGCCCTCCGCCAGTTTCTCCTAAATCAAATCCCAAAGCTTTTATGTCTTCATAAACGCTTTCGGATTGTGCAATCAAAGCTTCGTACATGGCTCGGACAGCTTCCAACTCTTCTTGTGTGAGTTCAGCATCGGAATAACTTTCTGAAATCATTTGAACAAGAGCATCGATTTGTTGTTGCAGAGCTTTTGCCACCATTGCTTTTATTATTGCGTTTCTCAAACTTTCTTCCATACTTTCCGAGAAGTTTCTTACAAAATCCTCATATGTATTCGTTCCTGAAAGAGCGTTTTCCAAAGCCGATATAATATCACTTTCTATATCTTCAGCTCCAACTCCAAGAGCAGAAGCAAATTCTCCGGATGTTATTAACTCGTTTTTCAGCTCTTCTATTTTTCTTTTCTGTTCTTCTATTTTTTCATCAAGTTGAGCAGCTTCATTTTCCAGTTGCTCTACTCTTTCTTCATCTGTGCCCCACCATAAGAAATCCCATTCGTCTTCTTCTGCTTTTGCTTCTTGAAGAACTTTCTTTCTTTCCTCCATCATTTTTGTTAGTTCATCTTCAGCTTTTTCTATTTCTGCAACTGTTTTTTGATTGTTCTGATATTGATTCCAAACTTTTTGCAAGCTCGACTCTTCAATTCTGTTTAAATCTATTCTTTCTCTGACATATTCGTTTATTTCTCTTTGTTGTTCTGCTATTGCTTCGGCAAGTTGTTCAGATTTAGCCGACTCGTTATTCCAAATATCAGTTAAATCTATAACTCTTTCGAGCAAATCAATCACCAAAACAATCCAACCAATCGGATTTGACAAATTCATCAACTCTTGAGCTTTTCTAATCTGTTCAAGATAAGCAGGTATTTCCCTGAGTATATCAGCAAAGAAACTCCAATCTTGCCCTAATGCTTGCCCAATCGACACGAGCAAGTCTCCGACTTCTTGCAAGCCCTTTTCTAATTGACTTTTTACTAATTCTTCAAGCTCTTTATTTATCTCAGCTATTCTGTTTTTTGTATCTTCAAGTTTGTTATTCAAATCTTCTATAAAACTATCAATTTCAGAAGTATCCAGTTCTTGCTCAGTCATCTCGTTTCTAATTTTGTTTAGTTCTTCTAAAGCTATTTTGATTTTTGTTATTTGAGTCTCTAATTCTTTCATCGTTTCAGGATGTTCATCTAAAACGCTTAGCAATTCTTTAGCTTGCTCAATGTAAGTTCCTTCCATGCCAACTAAACTATTTAAATAACTTTCATATTCATTTGCTTTGCTTATCAAACGATTATATTCTTCTTCATCGATTAAGTTTAGTTTTGCCTGTCTTTCATAATAAGACTGTAACTCTTCGGCTATTAGCTTCTTCCTTTCCCCTTCAGCTTTTTTAAACTCCGATTCTAATGCTTTTATTCTTTGCATCTCAGTATCTGACAATTCTTCAATTTCATTCTTTAAATTATTTATTGTGTTTTCATAACTCCAGTAAATAGCATCGGCTTCTTCTGTTGATTCTGCAGCCATTATTTCAGTGTCTCGTAATCGTTCATATAGTCCTACAAGATTGTTCAAAAGTTCTATTCTTTTCTCAATTGAGGTAGCTTGATCCAGCAATCTTTGCTGAGTTTCTATTTCTTTCTCGATATTATCAATATTTTTTGATTGTGTTTCAGATAACGCACCCAATCTATCTTGATATATTTTAATTTCTGCATTTCTTTGCTCCCAAATAGCAAAAGCTTCTTCTTGAGATTTTGCAGCGTCCATTTCCTCGTCTTTTAATTGCTCTGTCAATGAGATTAAATTGTTCAAAGCTTCTATTTGATTGTTAATATTTGTTGTTTTGTTTAGCATTGTGTTCCAATCTTCTATATCAGCTTTTATTTTGTCTATTGTGCTTTCAGTTGCAGCTTCTTCTGTTTCTGTTAATTCTTCTAATTCGTTTTTATACATTTGAATTATATCGTAGTATTTATTAAAAGCTTCTATTCGACCTTCCACAGTATCAGCATTATCAGCTTCAATGTCTCTCAATTGTTCATATGCAGAAATAATTTCATTCAAGAAATATTTTTGATCTTCTTCTTCTTTGTAAATTTCTTTTAATTTCTTATTAGCTTCTATTCTATCATTTAGCAGTTTTACTCTTTTATCTTCTGTTTCAACTTCAGTTTCGCTCAAAGATTTAACTTTATCTTCCAAAATATCAATTTCATCTTGATATTGAGTGAAAATTGATATTCTTTCCTCTTCAGTTTTTGCTAACTCCATTTCCAAATCCATACGATTTTGTAAAAGTGAGATTAAATCATTCAGCAAATCCACTTGTCTTTCTGGCTCTTTAACATTTGCCAGAAGTGATTGAGTATCCTCAATTTCTTTATTTACTTCTTCAAGCGATTTTTTAGTTTCAATTCCCAAATCTTCCAATTGTTTTTGATAATCTTCTATAACAGGAATATACGAATCATATATTGCTAATTTTTCTTCAACGGATTTAGCTTGAGCAATTTCTTCATCTCTCAGGCTTTCAGTTAATTTTATAATATTTTGCAAAGTTTCGGCTTGGATTTCCTCTTCTTCTTTATATCGTTCTAAAAGTCCCTTGTGATATTCAATTTCTTGTTGTAATTGCTTTAATCTTTCGTTTTCAATTGCCGCAGTTTCACTTATATGCGTAGTGACACTTTCAACTGAGCTATCCAGCATATCAATAGTTGATTTTAGCCCCTCCGATTGTGCATTGAGTATTTTCAACTCGGCTTCTTGTTCTGCAAATTCATACATTGTCTGTGTATTTTCGATGAGCTGATTTTGAGTTTCTTGATATTTTTTATTTAGTTCATCTATTAGATTTTCTGTTGTTTTTACTACATCAATAACTCCATTCGTTTCTTCTATTATTTCCTCAAAGTTTATCCCCCATTGTTTTGCTATATCTTCAATCGGTAATTGTAATCTTTCAAATTCTTTCTCAATCTCTTTTATAGTAGAGTCAGCTTCTTTTGTCAAATCCACAAATCCAAGATTAATTGTTAAATCTTCCAAGCTTTCTTTTGGAGTTTCTAACATATTTTTGTACATATCTTGGAGCAATTGAGCATCATTTTGTAATTGATTTAAAGCTTCTTCATTAGCTTTTATATTTTCTTCAACGAATTGTTTTTGTTTTTTATAATATTCTGAACTCATTTCGAGTTCTAACATTGCTTTTCTTTGTTGAATCAAATCGTATTGAGCTTGCAGTCTTTGTTGCTCAAGATCTATTATGTTTTGTAATTCTTCTTTTTGAATAGTATACTGCCCGTTTACAATTTCAACGGCTTTTTGCAACGATGGATAAGTATCCAGTATATCGTTAATTCTTTGTTTTGAATCGTCTAAATTTTCAGTTCCATTTTCTAACTCTGTATTGTAATCAATGATAGCGTCTTGAAGATCAATGAGAGCATTGTTCAAATTATTCGCTTCTCTTCTTGCTTTGTCAATTTCTGCACTAATAGCTTCTATTTCACTCGATACATCAGAGACGGCTTTTGAATCGAATTTAAATGAATCTGTGAAATCTTCTGCACTTTCTTCAGCGTTTGAAGTAGCTTCTTCAAGTTTTTCCATTTCGTTTGTTATGCCTTTTATTGTTGTAATCGCAATTGTAACTCCGGAGATGGCTTGAAGAGCTCCAACCCATCCCATTGTTGCCGTTTTCAAAAGTGTTACCCAAGTATACATTTGCTTCACGAGTGGAATAATAACTATCAACGAACTTGAAACTCCGAGAATAGCTTTTTCGGCATCTGACATATTTTGTATCCATTCAAAGAATCCAGTCGCTATTTCAACTACATTTGTCAAAAACGGAGCAAAAGCCCTCGCAGCTTCGATTTTCATGACATCAATTAAGCCCTTCAATCTATCCATAGTATCTTTTAATCCTGTTTCCATCTTTGCAACGGCTTCATCTGTTGCTCCCGTACTAGTTTCCATATCAGAGAGAATATTATTGAAATCTTCTGCGCCTTTTCCAGTCAAAGCTAAAGCTCCGTTCAAGCCTTCGATATCACCAAAAAGTTTAGCCATTTTTTCGGAGTCGCCTTCAGTTGCTTCAGCTACATCTTGCAAAAATCCGGATAAGCCTTTTGCTTGTAATCCAGCTACATTAAACTCAATCCCCAACTCTTCTGCCATTTTTTGAGCTTCTGCTGACGGCTTGACTAAAGCTGATAATATGCCTCTTACTTGAGTCATCGCTTCAGCCGTTGAAGAGCCCTGTAAGGTTAAGGCTGCTACTGCTGATAAAAGCTCATCAATGCTTACTCCAGTTTGAGCTGCAAGTGGAGCTACTCGCCCGATACTGCTTGCTATCTCGTCAACTGTTGTTTTTCCCATTCTTACAGCTGTGAACAACAAATCGTTAGTTTTTGCTAAATCATCGATTGACAATTTCCAAGCGTTGTACATAGAAGTCAAGCCATCAACGGATTGAAATAAATCAGCATTACCTCCAATAGCAGCTTTGTTTGCTTCTTGTAAGACTGCCATTGCTTCAGCTAGATCTCCAGTTGCAGAAAGAGCTTGATAAAAAGCATTTGCCAGTTCTGTTGCTGAGAAATCTCCAGCTTTAGCCATTTCCAAAAGAGTATCTTCTATTTGTTTCAACTCTTCATCAGTAGCATTTGTCAAAGTTGCAACTTGTTTCATTGCTTCCTCAAAGCTTGTAAAAGAGCTTATAGCATCTTGAATTTGCGATGCTATTCCAGCCCCGATAACTATACTTCCAGCTAATTTTATTATATTTTTTGTGAATGTTTTAAATTGATTTTCGGCGTTTTGTAAGTTTTTTTGAAATGGAGTAGTATCGGCATCGACTTTGAGTTTGTCTCCGGATTGTTCTATCTCCCTACGGAATTTGTCAAAATTTCCTTCAGCTCGCTCCAAAGCTCTTTTAAAATCTTTTTCGTCAATGCCTAACTCATATATGAGAGTATCTATTTTTGCCATACAATCACTTCCTACATTTTGATAGGTCCAAAAATAGACTGCATCGTACTTTTTATATCTTCTTTAGTCTGTGGAATTTCTTCCTCATCTTCACTATCGATATTGAAAACTTCTCCATATGCAACCAGCATAACAGGATTTGTTTTTGTAAGAAATTCAGACGGCAATATTTGGAACGCTTGGCAATAACTCTTCATCACTTTGTAGAAGAATTTGTTTGTTTTTTGAGTTCTCCCGTTAGATCTTTCATCTCGAGTGCCGCTTTTAGCGGACGTATAAAATTTATATAATCAGACATCTCCAGTACTTTCCAAGCAAGTTTGAAAAAATCTTTGCCTGTATATTTCATTTTTATATCATCAAGACTTATCTGTTCTTTTGCTAAAGCTTTATCCGGATTGTCTAAATCAAATCTATCTAATTCGCTTTTTCTTACAGGTCTTTGATTGATTAGCAAATAAATAATTTCACAGAATAAATTAGTTACTTCCACCATATCAGCTTTCTTGACTCCATACAAGAAATTTAAAACAGCCTCATCAAACTTTTTATAATCGCTTGGATCATAATTTAGTAAATTCATTATTTTAGCGACTTTTTCAGTAACTAAAGCTTTTATCAGCCAAGAAGCTTCTTTTATTTGAAATTTCTTATCCCCGATAATAACTTCTTCAGGAGCGTTCGATAAGACTTTTACAGGATCAGGTTTAAGCAACTCTTCTAATTGCTTGACTTTATTGAGCATATCTACATTGTTTTCTTTTTCAAAATACTCTTCTATTTGTTTCAACAGTGCACCTTTCATTTTTTAACCTCCTAAATTTTATCCAAAAATAATTATTTCTATTTATATCAGTTTTATCATTCGTTTATATCTTATAACTTTTAAAAGCCACTATTTATAATAGTTTTAAAAATAATGTTTTTAATAAAAATTGCTAAATCTCTGTAATACTTATTAATAGTGGATTTGCACCTCGTTATATACGGCTCATATTCAAAGTCCATATATAATTATATTCAGCTCAAAATAAAATCGCTTATAGCTCGGAATATAAAGAGGTTCAAATTTAATCTACATAAGGAATTCGGATAATAATAGTAAAATGCTCTTTGTTTCCAAATTTAGCTTCCATATCTCTTGTTAAAGCCCATTTATCGTTTTCATATATTATTCCTTCCAATGCGTCTAAAACTATTTTGTGCGAGTTATTCGGATCTATAAATTTTTTCTTTGATTTAAACGTATAATATAGATCTACAAAAAAGAATCTTTGTTCTCTAAAAAGTTTCCAATGATTTCGTAAAACTGCTTCTTTTGCTTTCCATGCCAATAATTCTTTATATTCTTTCGCTCTTTTTGACATAAACATGCCTTGCTTCCCAGAACTTAATTTTGCTCGTTGGTACATTGCATTGACCGATACAGGAATCTTATCTATATCTATTCTCAACTCTCTTTCATAATCCATAGTTTAGACTCCTTCTAAGATTAGTCAATAAGAATAATGGGGGATATGAAAATCCCCCTTATCTACTAAATAGCTTCATAGTATCCCCATTTGTATCCATTGCTATCACTGAGTACGTCTAATGTGAATGGGACAACTGTCTCAGCGTCAGCTAATTCAAGATCTGCCTCGCAAGTGAATTCAACGTTTGGATATACTATGTACAGTTTATCTCCAGTTTGAATATCTTGCGTTGTAAATCTCACTGCTTTCTTAGTTGATACTGGCTGTTTATTTACTATAAATCCAGTTGTAGTTGTTGTAGTAGCTGCTTCTCCTCCGAATATCGTCATGAGCTTTTCTTTATCAACTTCTAACAAATTCACTGTTAAAGTGCTTCCAGTTATTTCACGATATTTGTAAACGGGCTCTTTTGAATCGTCTGCCATTATTTCAGTTAGCTCGATTGGCTGGGATAACGTAACGCCGCCTTGTGTACGTCCCCAGACTTCAGCTGCTTCCCAAGCTGTATCTTCCAATATCGTGTTTATATCTGTTGCTGGTTCTATAACTTCCATTTTTAACGGCCTAAACAATATTTTACCTGCCACTTTTAATCACTCCTTTTTCTAAATTATATTTGTTAATACTTTGTATTTCAATACATAACATAACTCATCAGGCTTGTCTGGATCAACGAATGGATCTGACAATTGCCCAGTAAAATCAATATCGATGAAAACTCCATTTGATAAAACTATTCCAGCGTCTAACAATTGATTTAATAGATTTTTAATCGCAAAGCATCGTTGATAATTTCTATAAGTTTGATTGTTATAAACTAAATGAGGCACGTAAATATTCAACCAAATATCGTTATACTGCAATTTAACAGGTCTATCAACATTCTTATTCAGAATTACTATTCTTTCTCCAGTTCCAGTCGTTTCATATTTTTTAATCTGTACATTTTCAAATCCGGCTATACTGTTTATATCTTTCAAACGTTGATAAATTCCTGTGATAATTTCATCATCAAGCATATTTTCAATCATTATAATCGCCTCACAGCATTCCCTAAAGCTTCAGCTAATAATTTGGAAGTTTCAGAAGCTTGCAAAGATCCACTTAAAACAACATATCCACGAGCTTCTACATATACTCCGTAGTACATTCCAGCGTAAATTACTAATGTATAGCCATTTACTTTTTCAAGTTCATTACTTATAGAACTTATTTGTTCAGAAGTTAGATTTCCATTATCTTGCAATAATTTTGAGTCTTTGAATATAGCATAATTAATCGAATTTCTAAGATTTCCAGTTCTATCAGTATAATTGCCGTTCTGTCTTGCCCAGTTTACTGCCTCAACTCCAATTCTGTTTAGAACAGCTATTAAGCCTTGTTCTTTTCTTTGCTCAAGCATCGATCTTAAATTTAAACTTTTCTTATTGAACGGCAAGTAATATCACTTCTTTATGATCTTCTTGATCGTAATTCTTTCGTATAATCTTATATTTCTTTCCATCAACATAAATCGTATTTCCAACTTCCAAATAATTAAATAGAGCAGGATTTTCTACAAATAAAATTGAGTAATCATGAATAATTTCTCCAGTATCTTCTATTTTTATATACTCTCCACTACTTGCTTTTTGAAAATTTTCGTTCTCTGTTTCAAACGTTAGCTCGACCGTTGCAGGTTCAGGGATAACAAGATTTCCATTTTCATCATAGTATGGCTCTTGTGTACTTTTTTGAAAGACTTTTAAAATTCTCATTTTATTTCACTATCCTGTATCTCATTCTTATTTTTCTTGCATGCTCTTTCCAATCTGTCTCAAGAAAAGTCTTTGAGATTTGCCCTTTTGTGTATGAACGCACTAATTGATGTTTTTTTCTATCAATAGCATCGCAAACATCAGCAAGGCAAAGCATTATGTCAGTTTGTTTATCGTTTTCGTACAAATCATCAGCGTTTAAATTGTCTATCGATAAAAAAGTTTTGTACTGCTCATCTGTAAAAAACTCGTTGTTTGGATCAGGTACAAGATTTTTAAGCATTTCCAGATTCGTCATCGTTTGCACCTTCCAACAAAGCGATTAACTCATTTTTTCTTATATTAGAAGGATAATCTATACGCTTTTCTTCAGCTAAATCTTTCAATTCTTTTAAACTTAAATCAGAAAGTTCTTTTTCTTCAGCTTCTATTTTCTCAACAACATCTTTCATAACTTTGTAGTCTTTATCATCTATTTCAAAAACTTGATTTGTGAAATAATATTTATCTTTGTATTTAGTTCCAATAACAGCTTTAACTTTCATATTTCACCTCCAAAAAGCAATATAAGGGACTTTATCGTCCCCTTATCACTAATAGCTTATTATTGCCCATTTGTCCATCGTTTCAGCACTTGGAAGTCCAATCATGGATACAATCGTCTTGACGTTCACAGGAGACTCTCTCTTATACTGTACTGAAACAGCTATACCTTCATCAACGAGTTCAACTTGTGAATCGACTTTGCCCATGAGATCGGCTTCTTCTGGAGTAGTTCCATAATAGAAGTTTCCGAGATCTCCTTCAGGTATCAAAGTCATTCTGGAATCAGGATAGAATTTGCCAGTAGCGTGTCTCTTGTTGTAAATAGCGATTGATAATCCGAGCTCGTTCAGCATAAATTCAGACAAGTTATTTGTACTTGGATACAATTGCATTGACGATAAAGCAGTTCTGATTTTCTCATTTTGTAAAATATCGTTGAATGTTTTTTGAGTACAAATAGCTCTCGTTGGTCTTTCTCCCGTATCTTCTTCAACCTTATCCTGCATTGTTCTTATATCTTCTAACGGATTTGAGTTCGCAAAGTCCGTCCATGCAGCTGTTCCAGTGAGCCTAAGTTTATGGCTTGTATCAAAGCTATAATCATAACTTATCGGAGATCCTTCAAAATTCATTGTTATAGTTCCATATGCCAATAGCTGCATAATCATTCTTTCTTTTGTAACATATGCAGATCTTAGCAAAGACGTTGCATCGTCGTATATTCTATTTACAACAGCATCGATCAAAACTTGATTCCCAGTATCCAAAACTTTTAATAACTCTTGCCTGTCTTTTTCACCAATCATCAAACCTTCACGGAAGAACGGCATTTCACTCTCAATTTTTGTTAAGCCCTGTCTTTCTCTCATTGGAACTTCTGAGTCAAACGCTGAAGCTTTCAAAGAAACGGGAAGTCCAGAGTTGCCTTTGAGAAATGCAAGAGTTAATCCAAGTTGCTTAACTGATGGAAATAAAGCAAATCCCAAATAATCAACGTTATCATAACCAGCGTTAATCCAATAGTCTTTTATATATCTCGGAGTTACTAAATCAAATATAGTTGCCATCTTATACTACCTCCTTAGCTTCTGCTACAAATGTAATGCCTTTCAAAGCTGCAATAGCCTCTGTGCATGGAACCTCTGGGAGTCTATCCAATAGTACAAATCCATGAATAATCATTGATCCAGTTGCGGGTCCATGGGTAACGTCGACGTCGTATAGCAAAACGCCCTCAGCCTCAGCTCCATTTCCATCCGCACCTGTAGTGTTCTTCTTTGTAACTGGCTCTCCACGATTTGTTAAAACGGGAACTGTAGAGCCTCCTACAATAGTACCTGCTGGAACTATTTTCTTTCCATCTGAATTTGCAACAACTCCATCATCAGATACTAAAACGTTTATCGCTACTTTGTGATCGCAAAGCAATATCTGCTTTGTGTTTGAATATTCTGTTTCTGCATAAAAACTCATTATGATACGCCTCCTCTAAAGTATTTTTTCAATATATTCTCTGTTTCTTTTGTTTTTTGTTTCTTTTTCGCCAAACGTTCTCCAATCGACTCTTTCTTTTCTTCATTGTTTTTTGTTCTATACGTAGTTGTACTTGTTTTTTGTTTATTTTCTTGATCCTTCTCTGAGTAGATATTGAAGTCTTGAATAACTTCATCAATCTTTTTCTCAACTTCATCGAGTTCTTTTATCTCATCTTTTTTCAAATACTTCATAACTTTTTCAGCTTGCTCTTCTGTAAGCCCTTTTTTCAAAATAATAACTTCGATTTTATGATTTAATCTTTCCTGAAATAGTTCCTGTTCTTTTTGCTGTTCAATTTCTTTTCTTTTTTCTTCAAAATATTTTTTTATTTCGTCTTTTTCTTTTTCTTTGAATATTTTTTCTTCTTCTTCTTTTTCTTTCTTTAGTTTTTCTTCTTCTGCTTTCTTTTTCTCTTCATATTCTTTTATTAGTCTCTCGACTTCATCTTTGCTAAATCTCTTCTCTTCTTTCATACTTGTTTTACTTGTCTCATTTGAATTTTCTAATTTACTCTGATTATCATCTCCCTTATTTGCATTTTCTGAATTTTCATTCTCGGCAAACATTTGCAAATCATATTTTAAATCCATTTTTCAACCTCCTAACTTTTTCTATATTCATTTTCAATCCATTTTTCAACAGGCGATAAAATCATCGTTATATTGCATAAACAATTCGGATGAGCACTTAATCCGTTATGTGGAACTGCGTTTTTTGGATATACACCAGCTCCCAATCCGTACAAATCCTGACTCGCATATGTTTCGCAATTACATGGCTCTTTATGACTTCGTGACAAATTCCATTTCACATTTTCCACAAAATCTAATTGATCCATCTTTTCTTTATAACTTCCTTTCCAAGCATTGTTTATCTCTGTTCTCGCTACTCTCATTGCGTTATAATGAAGTGTTTTCTTTACATAGTTATCGATTAGACTTGAAGCTAAGTTTTTATTATCTAATAAATCAATTTGTTTTTGTAAATATTTTGGAATTCTAACTATTTGCTCGTTTGCTTCTTGAATTTGTCTCGCAGTATTTAAAGCTGAGTTTCCTAATCTAAGATTTAAAGCTATTTGATTTTGTATCTTTTGAGCTGACTCGTTCGCATACTTCCAAACTCTATCAGACAAAGATAATCTATCGTTATAATATTTTCTTGTATACCACTTTGAGGCAAATTCATTAACTATTATAGCACTTCTCCATTTATCTCCAACTTTTTTAAGCAAGTTATTGTAATTAAATTTGTATTCTGTTCTTTTATATCTAAACTGTTTTGGAAGTAGTCTTTTCAATTCTCTTTGAAATGAATCTAAAACTTCTTTATCAACATCATTCAAATAATCTAAAAACAATTTTTCTGTGCCTAATCCCCAACTCTCCGCTATCTTTGTTAATTCTTTCCTAAAATCGTTCGGAAAAATAATCTGTGGATTAATCGTACCTCTAACTTCAAAACTGCTGTTTAAGATTAATTTTCTAATTTCGTTTTCCATCGGTATTTCAACATATTTTGTATAAGCTTTCTCAAAGTTATCAATGAATTCTTTTTCTCTCTGTATATCCATTTTTTAAAACTCCCTATTATTGTACTTCTTGTCTCATACGAATGTCAAGTTGATCTATATCGTTTCTCAAAGACTCTTTTATTCTTGTCAATAACTCTTCACTCCAGCCCTTCAATTCAGCTATTTGCTCAATTGCTATCTCATTTGAAATTAATCCACTTTGATACAATGTTATCGTTTCTGTTATTTCCTCTTTCTGATTTTGAGGAATAATATCATATACTTCAACTTCTATTTGAGTTTGCAGTCTCAACATTTCTTGAATGTAGTTAAATAATTTTCTTATACCTTTTGCAAAGTTATCTCTGTATAGTTCAATAATTGAAATTAAACTCAATAGTTTCAATGAAATTGCATAGCCACTTTCTCCACTGCCCTGTATTGCTTCTTGTAGTTTTAGCTCGGGATACTGCTCTTTAACTTGCTTTTTAAGCTCTTCAATTTTATCTTTGAGAATACTAACTACATTTCCTTGCATTTCCAAATATTTTATCTCTCCACCTTCTTCAACTTGCAAATGTTCAATTTCGTTGTCTTCAATATCCGATGCTGAACGTTGAATTTTCATTTGCCCCCAAGTTGGAGCGTCTGCGTGTTTTGTGAATATAACTTCCATATCCGCCTCGTATTTGTTTATGAGATCTAGCAAATCAGGCAAGTTTTCAATTCTTGATATAGTCTCCGTTCCACCTTCTTCATCTTTTCCGGAGATCTCAAAAATGGGGAAGATCATATCTTTGTATAGTATCGGCACAGCTTTACTTTCTCCAACTTGCATCCATCGCTTGTTTTCTTTATCAATGAAATATTTTTTTGGCTCAAACGGAGCATCTCTATTGATAGTTGCTTTGATAATATTTCCTTGTGAGTCGTATTCGCAAGCGATTTGATCTGAGGAGTAAATAAAAATAACAGGCTTGTTATTCACAATTTCTATGTCAACAAAAGCCCGATCGTATAGTTGTTCTTTTATTATTTTTGATTTTATGTAGTTCCAGTCTATTTGAGAAGTGATTTCATCTGCTCTAACTTTCACCGAATTTCGTATAAGAGAAACATCTGTATCAATGATAACAGGCACAGGATTGTATATTTGTTTTACACGAGGCAAAAGTCCACGGAGATTTTTGTATGTCTCGTCGTATGCTTCACCTTTCGTTAGTTTCTCAAATATAACTCTGTTCATTTTATTAGACGCTCCTTTTTATTTTTATCTTGATATTCCTTGCTGTTTCATCGTATCCCATGAAGTACTCACAAGCATATCTCATAGCGTCCATTGCGTGATCTTTGAATTTCACAGGTTCATCAAGTATATTCCCCTTCGAGTCTTCTTTGTATTTGTAGTTTTTAATCTCGTCTATTGTGTTTACGCAACTTTCGTGAATGTAAATCTTCTTTCTTTTTAGCAAGTCTATTCCATTTGCAACTTTTTGCTTTGCTTTCTTTGCAGCTCGGATATTAAAACCTGCTCGTTCTATTTCTTTTATTCGATCTGGCTCTGTATCAGAATATATTTCATCATATCTATTGTCTATAAAATCTTTCAATTTTTCAATTAAATCTTCATTCGTCAAATGAGTTTCATATAGCTCATCAAGAATATAGATATCATCATCTTTTATTCCGACTTTTAAGCATGCAGTCGGATTGTTATATCCAAAGTCAAGCCCGTAAACTATCTCATCGAATTTTGCAGGTACATCTTTTACAATTACATAATTATTATACACCTTATTTTTAAGTTCTGCAACTTCTCCGAGTGCATATATTTGATAAAAGCTCAAGTCTTGATTTGCTAAGTCTTCCAACGTTTTAACATAATCATCATCAAGAAATCTAATATTGTCTTTGTATGTAGTATGCAAAATTCCAGTATCTTCTTGTTTATGCTTTAGAAAGTAGTCTGTAGTCCATGAAGAAACAGGATTGAATGTTAGAAACATCTGATTTCGTTGACCGGCGTTTGCTCTTCTAAGCCTTAGTCTCAACTGTAAAAAATCATCCATAGAGAACTCAGTTGCCTCTTCCATCCAAATATAATTGAACTCTGACGATTTAATCTTTTCTGAGTCATCCATCCCTCTGAATAAGATCTCGCTTCCGTTTGCTAGTGTAATAAGTTGCTCTGATTTTTTCTCTTCATACTTGACACCAAATTTGCTAAGCCATTCTAACACAAGGCTATAAGCTGTCTGCTTCAGAGATGGATTGTATTTTCTTGTCACTAAAAGACGTTTGTTTTTATATCTCAATAATTTATTGACAATCAAAAATTGTGAGACTGTATATGATTTTCCACTTCCAGCCCCGCCATATACAACGTATATTTTATAGTTTGTGTTTTTCAAAAACTCATATATTTTTCTATTCGCTTGTATCTTTATTTCTGCTGTTTTTGCTGTCTCTAACACTTGCGTCAACCTCTTCTATTACTATCTTTATGCCGTTTTCTCCCTCCACCTCAATTGATTTCTTTTCGCCAAATTCGTTTGGCCAAAACATCGCTAAAGCTTCTTTGTACATATGCCAGTCATCTTTTCCAGTTTCCAGCATGCCTTTTTGAAGCTTCTGTATAGCTCTGCTTTCAGCTTTGTTTATGTCGTCATAGAATTCTTTATATTTTCCACTTTTAGCCTGTTTACCTTTTTTAAGCCATTCCCAATATGTTGATTTAGCTATTCCTAAAGTCCCATATATAATTTCTTTTTTTACTCCTGTTTCAACTAACTTAACGGCAAGATCATGTATTTCTTTTGTTAACTTCGGTCTTGCCATATTTCTTACCTCCTTATTTACAATTAAATTATATTTTTGTTTCTAAACGTTCGAAATGTCTATATGCAATTTATCCAACTTATGCAATTGTATATTTTGTATCTTAATGTATAATATTCACTCAATTTCTTATTTCTTATACAATTATATCACATTTTTTTGCAAATGCAAGTATTATTTGAACCTCTCCCACTTACGCTTCGCTAAGAAGTGGGAGATTCTTGAGAAGTTTGGTAGATTACACTACCCTTATTCTCAAAGGGTGGTTCAAACACCCATTATCCCTCGCAACTTGTATTGCTCTGGGAATGCCTTTGATATATTTTCTTAATATATTCAATGCCCCATTTACGTCAGCATTAATTAACATACCATTGTTTGTTTTAAAAAGACCTCTCGTTATTCTTCTTGACTTATTGTAATTAGCTTTATTTATTTCTTCTAAATCTATTGCACTACACCCACTTGTATAAGATTCATTAATCATTACTACCTTTAACCCTACCAACTCTGCCTTATATTTTATTTTATTGACTAATTCTTGTTGTGGTATTTGCACAAAACTCTTAGCGAAATTCTCTTGTTTAATTCCTCTAATATCACCTATAACTATTGTATTACAATTCATTGTAAGTGCTAATTCTACTATTTTTTTACTTATTTTGTGTAATTTATCTTTAATATAATCATTTCTTTTCTTTTGTAATTTTATTATTTTCTTTGTTCTTTTAAAATTTTTGCTATCATTACATTGTTTCATAGCAATAGAAGTTAATCTTGCTATTTCTTTATTGTAATAAGCATTTTTACTTTTTAAATGCTTACCACTAAAAATAATACATTGTTCATTATCTTTAAATACACAAGTTGCAAGATTATCTAATCCTAAATCAATTGCCATTACATTATCACCAGTTACTTTATTTATAATTTCATTTTCCCATATTATTAGTAAATACCATCTTTTAGAAGAATTATTCCATTGTAATTTAATTTGATTAATCCTCGATAAATTCACAGGTATTTTGATATTCTTCATGTCAAAATTTAAACTTTGAACCTGAAACTTATCTTGTATTGCCTTTGATAATGATAGCTTTAATATACCATTTTTATACCTTATCCCTGCTGTTGTAAATATTATCTCGTTCTTTTTATTATTTGTATTCTTAAACTTTGGTGGTTTAGGCAATCCTAAATATTTATTTGGGTTTTTCTTATAATCTTTTATTGAAGCAAAATAAGATTTCCAATCCTGTTCTAACATCTTCAAACACCATTGATAAGTGTGCGAATGTAGAAATTGTGTATGATAATTTTGCTTATATAACTTTTCAGTTTCATAATAGTTTTTAAAACCATTTTCTCTATTTTCATAGTTTACTATGTTATATAGCTTTGTTGTATGATATGATAATTCTTCTATAATATTTTGTTGTAATTGATTTAATTTAGGATAGTATTTAAAACTTACTTTCACATTTTCACCTCCTTTTAGTTTTATTATATCATAATGTTATCACCTTGTCAACTATGTTTTTTTATGATATAATATATTTGGGGGTGATAATATGGCTATTTCAAAGGATAATACAAGGACTCTTATTACTATTCCAAAAGAGTTAAAAAAACAACTAGAAGAAATTGCTAAGCAAGATAATAGAAGTTTTAATAATTTAGTGGTCAAAATTCTAAAAGACTATGTTAGCAATTCATCTCCCACCTAAAGAGGTGGGAGTCTTCTTGCTTGTTTTCTGATAAAAAAAGAAGAGATTTTTACATCTCTTCTCTTTTATAGTTGTTTATTTTAGTTTTTTCTCTTGAGCCCATATAGAATAACACACTGCTATTCTTTGCTCTTGAGTTTTAAATTCTTTATTGATATTTGGATCTCGTAAACATCTTGAAATAAACTCTTTTTTGCTTTCCTTCGGTCTCGGCTTTGGTAAAGGCATACTTTCACCTCCCAGTTATTCACTCATTGATGCTATTATCGCAGTTTTAAGTTCATCGATATATTTATAAGCCATTTGCAACTCTGTTATTTCTTTTTTCAATTCATAGTCTAACTCTTTTGAATAAAAATACGTTCTCATAAGTTCAAGCTCCTTGAATTTATATTTTAGTTTATCGTTTATAAGTTGTAAAATCAAATCTAATATTTTTATTTCCTCTCTCATTTTCCTACCTCCTCAAATATTTTTGCTAGTTCATTGTATTTTTTAAATAGCTTGCTAAAATTCGTGCTTTCTAACGCATCCCCTCCCAAACTAATATTGTAATCATCTACATAAATCATAACTTCATGAATTGTGAAATCGCATCTCTCTACTAACGTATCCAATTCAATTGTAAAACAAAATAAGTATTCATTGATTTCGTTTTTGATAAATAAGTGTAATAGTAAATCTCCATAAAATTCCATACTATCACTGTCAAACTCAACTCTCCAATTTTCCGGTATTTCTATTCCTTGAAAAAACTTTTCCATATTTGCTATATGATTCTTTATTATATCTTTAGAATTATAATTCCTTCTAACTTCCCTCTCGAATATCTCCCATTCTCCATTTTCTTTAACAATCTCAAGTATGTTTTTCATTTTATAACCTCCTCAATTAATTTCTTAAATTCTTCACGTTTTGATATAAGTTTAGTAAAATCAATTTTTCCTTTGTCTCTTTCCGAAGCTTCACTTTCTAACTCAATTTTATAGTTATTTAGATGTATTATTATATCATGAAACAAAAACACAGCTTTATTTTCACGCTCATCAAGTTCGATCCCGAGATAAAGAATATTTTCGTTTTTCTCATTTTCAACAATAAGATCTATAAACATATCGTAGAAAAATAATTCAGTATAATAATTGAATTCAATTTTCCATTCCTCAGGTACTTGTAACTCACTAAGAAATTTCTTCATATCTCTAATATGCTTTCTTTGAGTTTTTTCAGAATGATAATGATGCTCAATCTCTTTCTCTAACTTTTTCCAATTTCCGTTTTCTTTTACTATATCAAACGCATTTTTCATTTCCTCGCCTCCATTATTATTTTTATTTATTTTCTTCAAGAATCTTTTGATAGTCCAAATCATAATTTTCTTTTGATAGTACCAGCCACATGATTGAATATCCAGCTATATCCTTCAATGTATCATCCAACGACTCATTGTTTAGCTCTGAATTGTTTAACACATGATTTTTCAAGCGTTCCAACTTATCCGACAATCTTATCAAAATTCCAAGATTTCCAAAAGTCAATAAGTTTTTAGCTCCATAATCCTTGTTCTTCTTTATTAGCAGCTGCTCAATCTCACTAATAACTGCATGTAAAATTTCTTCAAATTCTTTGTTCTCATTACTTTCCATATTCTCAGCTCCCTTTTTACTCATTTTTTAATTATTTCTTTTACTTTCATATCAATATCCCAATATTTTCCTTCTTCAAAAACCCCGTCCATTACGAAAGTTATATACCCCACATGTCTTACAGGCACTACTGTACCATTTTCCAGATACAACTTTGTTTCATAAAACCAATCTGGTAATTTATTTTCATCATAAAAAGTGTGTTCTTTTAAGAAATTTTCTTCACCTTCGGGTGTAATAGAAAAGCTTTCGAGTTTCTTTTTTAAGGGCGATGAAATAGCCATTGTGCTAATATTCCATTCTTGTACGTAATAACCGTTATTGTCTGTATGCATTTTCCCCGTCATATATTTTATAGGCAGTCTTACTACCCCGACGTCACCCTTGTGTAGTTTCAAGTCTATTCTAGCAGTATTTTTGATACTTTTGCTTTCAATTGCAAAATATACCTGTTCACTTGAATATTGTTCTTTTAAACTTTGTATACTTTTTTCTATATCATCTAATTTCTTTTCCAACTTCTGAAATGCCTTCATAACAGCTCCATATGCAATAATTACCGCTTTTTTAGCAAACATTCTCCTCATCTCCCTTTTTTTATTTTTTAATCTATATCTCTCAATTTATCCATTTCCTTCAACTTTCCATCCAATTCAATATTTTGTAATAGCAATTCTTTATTTTGCTTTTTCAACTTTTCTACTTCTTCAACTAACGCTTTATTACTTTCCATTAGCTTTAAATTTTGCTCTTGATAAAATAGTATATTTTTGTCTGCCTCGTTTAAAATATTTTTCTGATACCGCTCTATTAGTTTTTCTCTGAGATCATTACACAAATCTTGGAAGTATTCTTTTTCTTGACATAAATTTTTATTTTCTTCTAACAGAGCTTTGTTTTTCTCTATAATTTCATGATTAGTCTGTTCTAACTCTTTGATTTCTTCTTCTATTTTTCCATTCTTTGACTTTTCTACCAACTTATCAGCTAACATCTCCGCAAACTCATCTAAAAATTCATTAAAATCTTTGCCATTACTCATTTTTCTCACTCCCCTTTATTATCTTTTCAAACTTGCCACTTAGTTTGTCTACATCGCATAAACTTTCTAAAATAGCTCCAATCTTCTCAAATGCTATTTTGCCATCGTATTTAAACTCATAACTTCCGCCTCCAATATAATTTATCTTGATTTTACAGCTTTTAAATTATGTATTAGTTTATAATCTCCATAAAAAATTATATAATTTTTTAGATCTGATTTTCTGTTAAACTCAATCCAATATTCTCCTGTTCTAAAATCGTTTAAATATTTTTCAATTATAATCCAATCTTCATCGATTGTCTTATAAATCTCTTCTAATCTTTGTTTAATGAATTCTTTTGCTCTTTTGATTTGCATATTGCTCATCATCCCTCAATACCTCCTTATCTCCTTGTAATTTCCTTTTAATAGTTTTTTGAAATTTTCTAAAAATGAGACCGGATGACTATTAAAAAACTCTCTATCCCATTTTTGTTCATTCGTTGGATCTTCAACTAAGTAATAAGGTCTTGACTTTTCAAATCCATATCCTCTCGCTAATTCTGGATAATAATCTAAATATCCTTCTTGACAAGAAAATCCAAATACTATATTTCCATTCTTTTTAAATTCTTGATAATCTTCAAGAGTCAAGCAATTTCGATTAAGAATTCCAACATTAAACAACAATTCTCTTTGTTCTTTAGTAATCGGCATTTCTCCTGTCTCTATTATAGAAGTAATATTTTCAAAATATCCGTTTAAATCGAATTTCTTTAAGTCTTTGATAGGTACTTCTATTTGAAAATATGGATCTCCTCTACATTTCTCTTCTAAGAATTTCATAAATTTTGTTCTTGTCATTCACCTCATCTCCCTTTTAGTTTTTTAACTCCAATCAATTCCTTTTTCTTTTAGTCTCCTCTTCATTCTTTCATTTTCTAATCTGTATCTTTTTCCATTATCCTGCAGATAACTATTTTCATCTAACAATGTATCATTCAACTTTTTCAATCTTTTTATCTCTTTTTCTTGTTCTTGATTTTCTTTCATTAGCTCTAAATTTTGATTTTCGTACTGCATAATTACATCGTTTAATTTTTTCTTTTCTGCTTCCAAAGATTCTATTATTTTGTTATAATGCTCATTTCCATTTTTTAACTCTTCATTCTCTTTTAATAATTTCTTATTCTTTTCTATCAATTCATGATTAGTTTGCTCAAGTTCTTCAATCATTTCTTTATATCTTTTTTGATCTTCTAGCAATTTCATCCTTTCTACACTCAAATATTTTTCTAAATTAAATTCACTCATCGCCATAACCTCCTTTTTTTAATATCTTAACGGGAAATCATCGTCTGAAAGATCTTCTAAATCATCGAATAGTTTATCATCCTCAAATTCACTTATGTCTAATTGCTCTTCTTCTTGTATTTTATCCTCTTTTCCCATGACTTCATTGTATGCTTTGTTACTACTTTCATGATAATCATCTTTTCTCTTTTCAAAATTTCTGACAACATTTGCAATTATCTTCGGTTTGGTACGATTCACTCCGTTTCTATCAGTCCACTTATCTATTTGCAAGTTTCCTTCGATTAATACTAGATAACCTTTGTGAACATAACTTAAAATGTAATCAGCAGTATTTCCAAATGCTACACAGTCAAAGAAGTCTGCTTCGTTCGACTTGTAGTTCCTGTTCACTGCTAACGTGAAATTCACAAATGTTTTCCCTTCACCTGAAACTCTTCTTTCTGGCTCTTTTGTCAACCTACCTGCCATAATAACTTTATTAAAGCTCATACTTTCTCCTCCTCTAAAAATTCAAGTGTATTTTTTCTAAAAATCAAGTTCACAACGCCCGTAGGTCCGTTCCTGTGCTTTGCTATGCTTAGTTCCGTTTGACTGTCATTGCTACTTTGTTCGCCAGTTTGTTCTAAATAATAGCCTTCCCTGTATAAGAACCAGACATTGTCTGCGTTTTGTTCTATTTCCCCGCTGTCCCTAAGATCGGCTAAATTTGGTCTTTTGTTCGTTCTATGTTCTACTTCCCTGTTTAACTGTGCCACTGCCACGACTGCAACGTCAAGTTCCTTAGCCAATATTTTCAAATTTCTACTTATTTCACCCATTTCAATAGCCCTGTTTTTGTACACGCTTTCGGTATTAAGAAGTTGTAAGTAGTCAATATACACTATTTCAATGCCTTTGCTTTTAAGCGTTTTTGCTTCAACAATCATGTCGCTAA